GGCGGCGGTCAACACTTCCTCGCCGTGCATGACCCGTCCATCCGAAGCTGCAAGCTCGTCGATGGCGTCGACCTGCTCGCAGATGGGCGCTACTTTCTCGCGTTCCCGTCGACCATCGAAGGGCGAGAGTACCGCTGGGAGGTGTCGAGCGACCCCTTCGACGGCGTGGCCCCCGCGAGCGTCCCCGAGGCGTGGCGCAGAGCGATGACGCCAGTTGAACGAAAAACACCAGTGACGCCTGGGGCTGCGCTCATTCAGGGGAACCGAAACAACGGCCTTTTTTGGCTCGCGTCTGCGATGCGCTACCACGGCATGACGGCTCCAGAGATTCTCGGCGCGCTTGTCGTCGTCAACGAAGAGCGGTGCGAAATTCCGCTCCCCGCAAGTGAGGTGAAGCAAGTCGTCGCGAGCGCGATGAAATACGAGCCCGAGCACGACACCGCCGCAAACGCTGCGATGGCAGACGATGCCGTCGCTGACCTGCTCGCGAAGGTCGAGGCGCAGCGCACCGCCGAGTACTTCCTGACCCGCGCGACGGCGTTCCTCTCCGAGCCCGCGCCGCTGCGATGGCTGATCAAGGGATGGGTTCCCGAGTCGGGTGTCACGATGGTCTTCGGCGAGTCGGGCGCGGGCAAGACCTTCATCACGCTCGACATGGCGTGTCGCATCGCGACCGGCCTCGACTGGCACGGGCAGCGGGCGAAGCGGGGCGTCGTCGTCTACCTATGCGGCGAGGGCAACTTCGGATTCAGGCAGCGCGTCGCAGCGTGGGCGAAGCTGCACGGGCGAACGGACCTCGACCTGCTGCTCGTGTCGAACAAGGCCCTCGACCTCGACGGCCCCAACGCTGCGGCGCAGATCCTCTCCGCGGTGCGCGAGCTCACCGATGGCGATGTCGAGGCCGTCTTCGTCGACACGGTGAACAACCACATGGCAGGCGACGAGAACTCGGCGCGCGACGTGCGCAACATGTTCGGAGCCTGCAACGTGGTCGCGTCGGCTCTGAACGCGACGGTAATACTGAATCATCACACCGGGCACAACGTCGATGCGAAGGGGCGCGCGCGTGGGAGCTCCGCGTGGAAGGCGTCGCTCGATGCGTCGATCCTCATCGCGAAGGGCAACGACGGGACCATCGAAGTCAGCTGCACGAAGATGAAGGACGCGGAGCCCCCGGCGGCGTTCGTCGGGCGACTCGACTCGGTGGCCCTTGGCTGGACCGACGAGGACGGCGAAGAGGTCAAGGGAGCGGTATTCGTGCGCCTCGAGGGCGAGGTCGTTGCGAAAGCAAGCGCGAAGAAGCCGAGCAAGGTCGACGAAGCACGCCAGAAGTTCGAGCGCGCCTGGGCCTTCGGCGGGATGGAGATGCGGGGCGATCGCCCCTACGTCAGCCGCTCCGCGCTGAAGACCTGGATGGTCGAGAACTGCGCGTTCTCGGACCGCACCGTGCGGAACCAGCTCGACCCGAGTCGGGACGACGGGATCATCTCGCGCCTCATCGCCGCCGGGTGCATCACCGCTCACGAGCACGGGTGGCTCGTCGCCGACGACCTCATGATGGTTGCCGCCATGGTCGGGAAGCTCAAGATGTGATGCCCCTATTGCCCCTATTGCCCCTTTCACGCCCCAGGGGCGATCGGGGGCAAGGCGTCGGGTCTGCCCCTCCCTGCCCCTCCTCCCCTTTAGGGGAGGGGCAATAGGGGCAACGATGCGGACGAGACTAGGGGAGTTTGACGCACATACGTTGCGCAGCGCGTTGGAGATACGAAGAAAGAAAAACGCACACCCGATGCTTTTTTAGTTTGCATGCCTCCCGATTCCGTTGCATAACGACTGCACACCACGGCGAGACCGCCGGAAACTGAGAGGAACGAATCATGAACATGACCGAAAAGGCCCGCATCGCTTACAAGGCAGCAATCGTCGCGTCCAAGAAGGCGAACGACCTTGCCTCCCACGAGGCCGCCGCGCTCGCTTGGGCCAACGTGGACAAAATTCTTCGCAAGGCGATTTGCGATCAGAACGGGGTCGAGGCCGCATGGCTGGCGGACACGGATGAAGCCGAGCGTGCCGACGCGGAAGACCGCCCGATGCGTAAGGCTCCGAACGCGCAGATGATCGAGGCAATGCGTGCGACCCTCGAGACGGTCCGCGAAAACAACTACCGCCACGCGATGGCGTACATCGCCGCAACCCGAGCGGCGGCGAACGTCTGAACACTAACCCCCGGCGGCTAACCCCCGCCGGGGCTTCACCCCTACCAAGGACACCCACGATGATCCGCCTCCGCGGCAACGCCGCCACCCTCGCCGACCTCCGCGGCCTCCTCGCCGTCACGACCGACCCCGAGCTCCGCGACCTCCTCGCCGCGTGCCTGCGGATGCGGGGTGTCGCGTGAGGCTCCCTCCACCCCGCCGCGGCATGGTCCGCGCCGCCATCCTCGAGGCGCTCGTCGTCACCGGCTCTCTCGCCGCGGTCGGGGCGTTCATCGGGGTGCTCGCCGCCCTCGGTGCCCCATGACCCCCGTGCTTCGCCCCAGGGGGCGCAAGGGAGGCTTTGACGACGCCGCCCTAGCTCGCCTCGCCCTGGTCGTCAAAACGGCGTCCTTGCCCCCTTCCCGTGCCACGGCGGCGGTTGTGCAGGAGGCGCTCGGGTGGGGCAGGTCGACGACGCACAAGGCGCTTCGGGAGGCGGTAGTCCGTGGGCTCGTAGAGAAGATGGGCGCGACGAAGGGGGCGTGGTATCGTGTCCCCACCCTGACACCAGGAGAAACACGTGAAGACTGAGCTCTGGCCGCTGGAGCGGCTTATCGACTACGCGCGCAACCCGCGCAAGAATGACCACGCCGTCGACCGGGTGGCCGCCGCCATCAAGGAGTTCGGATTCCGCGTTCCCATCGTGGCGAAGTCCGACGGGCTCGTCGTCGACGGGCATCTCAGGCTGAAGGCCGCGCGCAAGCTCGGGCTCGCCGAGGTGCCGGTCGTGCTCGCCGACGACCTCACCGACGCGCAGGTGAAGGCGTTCCGCATCTCGGTGAACCGCATGGCGGAGCTCGCAGAGTGGGACTCGGAGCTCCTCGCCCTCGAGCTCGGGGAGCTCGGGGAGCTTGGGTTCGATTTCGACCTCACCGGATTCAGCGAAGGCGAGATTGCTGCGCTGACGCTCGACGACGTGAAGCCGCCGACGAAAGAACAAGAATCGAGCACGAAAGAGATTGACCCGGACGACTTCACGCTTGGGCATCGTTGTCCGCGTTGCGGCTTTGAGTTCGACGATGAAAAGTAATCCGCACGCTTGGCTTTTGTCTGAGCTCAAAGACGTCCCGAAAAACGGCGTGAAGGTCATGTCGACTTTCGCGTGCGGAGGTGGCTCGACGATGGGCTACAAGCGCGCGGGCTGCGAAGTCATCGCGGCAAACGACATCGATCCTGAAATGGCGTGGCACTACAAGCGGAACCATGCGCCGAAGCATTATTTCCTCTGCCCGATTCGCGATTTGCTCACGGCTGAACTTCCGCAAGAGCTCTTTGAGCTCGACATTCTCGACGGCTCGCCGCCGTGCTCGACGTTCAGCATGGCCGGCAGTCGGGAAGACGCTTGGGGAAAGGAAAAGCACTTCCGCGAAGGACAGGCGAAGCAGGTGCTTTCCGATCTATTCTTTGACTGGATCGCGCTTGTCGAACGGCTGAAGCCGAAGGTCGCGATTGCGGAGAACGTGAAGGGGATGCTCATCGGAAACGCGAAGGGCTACACGAAGATGGTCGTGCGCGAGCTCGAACGCATCGGTTACCGCGTGCAAGTCTTCCTCGTGAACGCGGCTGACTGCGGGGTGCCTCAACGCCGCGAGCGTGTTTTCTTTTGCGCTCTACGAAATGACATTGTCAAGCCTCCGCTCCAGCTTGCTCCCAAACACAAATGGATTTCAGCAGGAGAAGCGACCGCGGATTTGCAGGAACTGACTGAAGCAGAAAAAAAAGAAAAAACACAAAGCGAACGGGACTTAAAATGGTGGCATAAAACAAAGCCAGGTGACGCTTACAGCACCGCAATTGCACGAGAAGAAAATCGCGTGTCGTGTTTTAACACCATTCGATTAAATGAAAATTCGCCAGCTTCCACATTGCCGTCTGTATCAGATCAAATCATGCATTGGTCAGAATGTCGCAAATTAACCTACCGCGAATGGAAACGCCTCGGCTCTTTCCCCGATGATTACGTCGCGAAGACCGACAAGATCGGGAAGTACATGATCGGCATGAGCGTCCCGCCGAAGATGACGGAGGCCGTTGCGCGCGCGGTTTGCTCCCAGTGGCTCGGCGTGCAATATCAAAACGAGGCAATCTAATGGCCAACGGCAAAGCAGGACGCCCGGCGAAGGTGCTGACGGAGAAGCAGCGCGGCGAGATCGAGACGCTCGCGGCGTTCCTCTCCATTGAGCAGCTCGCGGACTACTTCGGCATTGGTCGCACGACGTTTTACGCTCTCGCGGAGAAAAACCCGGAGATTCTCGAACATTACAAAAGAGGGAAGTCGAAAGCGATCGCTCACATCGCCCAGGGTCTCATCCAAAAGGCGCGCGCGGGTGACACGGCCTCGGCGATCTTCTTCCTGAAGACGCAAGCGCGGTGGGCCGAGACGCAGAAGCACGAGCTGACGGGCGCTGACGGTGGCCCCGTCGAGGTCGCGCGCATCGAGCGAGTCGTCGTCGACGGGGCGAAGCGTGGCGGCGAAGAGTAACGGCTCGACGCTGCGCATCGAGACGCCGCGCTGGTTCGTGCCGCTCCTCGATCCCGCGCGCTACAAGGGCGCGTACGGTGGGCGCGGCAGCGGCAAGTCGCACGCCTTCGCTGAGGCGCTCGTCGAGGCGCACATCATCGACCCGAACCGCTCGACGGTGTGCGTGCGCGAGGTCCAGAAGTCGCTCAACCAGTCGGTCAAGCGCCTCATCGAAGCGAAGATCGAAGCGCTCGGCGCGTCGGCCTACTTCGAGATTCAGGAGTCCGTCATCAAGGCTCGGCGCGGGCAAGGACGCATCATCTTTCAGGGGATGCAGAATCACACGGCGGACAGCATCAAGAGCCTCGAGGGCTACGATTGCGCGTGGGTCGAGGAGGCGCAGTCGCTCTCGCAACGCTCGCTCGACCTGCTCCGCCCGACGATTCGCAAGCCCGGCTCCGAGCTCTGGTTCACCTGGAACCCGCGCGCGGAGACGGACCCGATCGACGCGCTCTTGCGCGCTGACCGCGTGCCGCCCGACGCGAAGGTCGTGCGTGTAAACTACACCGACAACCCATGGTTCCCCGCCGTGCTGCGCTCGGAGCTCGAGTACGACCGCAAGCGCGACCCCGACAAGTACCGCCACGTCTGGGAAGGCGAGTACTTGCGCAACTCGGAGCGGCGCGTCTTCAAGAACTGGCGCGTCGAGGAGTTCGAGGCGCCCGCTGACGCCGTGCTTCGCTTCGGCGCCGACTGGGGATTCGCCGTCGACCCGACGGTGCTCGTGCGTTGCCACATCGTCGGGCGCACGCTCTACGTCGACCACGAGGCGTACATGGTCGGGTGCGAGATCGCCGACACGCCCGACCTTTTCGCGACGGTGCCAGGTTCCGAGCGCTGGCCCATCGTCGCCGACTCGGCGAGGCCCGAGACCATCAGCCACATGCGCCGCAACGGCTACCCGAAGATCATGGCGGCGGTCAAAGGCCCGCGCAGTCTCGAAGAGGGCGTCGAGTGGCTTCGCTCGCACGACATCGTGGTTCACCCGCGATGCGTGCACCTCATCGACGAGCTCACGCTCTACTCGTACAAGGCCGACCCGCTGACGGGCGCCGTCCTCCCGGTGCTCGAGGACCGCGATAACCACGTTATCGACGCCCTTCGCTACGCCTGCGAATCGGCGCGCCGCACCGCCGCGCAAAAGCCTGCCGCCGCGGTGAACGTCGCCCCCATGGCGCACGCTTGGCGTCGGTGATACCGTCGCCGCCATGGCCGAAAGCAAGACCGAGCGCCTCGCGCGAGTCCACGAGGACGCGCTCATCCAGTTCGACGAGATTCAGTCGGCGCTCCAGGACGAGCGGCGCCAGTGTCTCGAAGACCGACGCTTCGCGACGATCGCGGGTGCGCAGTGGGAAGGCCCGCTTCAACGGCAGTTTGAGAACAAGCCGCGCCTCGAGGTGAACAAGGTTGCGATCGCCGTGAAGCGCATCGTCTCCGAGTACCGCGCGAACCGCATCACGGTCGACTTCGTCCCGAAGGACGGCGAGAACGACAAGCTCGCCGACCTCTGCGACAGCCTCTACCGCGCCGACGAGGACGAGTCGGTTGCGGACGAAGCCTACGACAACGCCTTCGAGGAGGCGGTGCTCGGAGGCATCGGCGCGTGGCGCCTTCGCGCGGCGCTCGAAGACGAGCTTGACTCGGAGAACGACAAGCAGCGCATCCGCATCGAGCCGATCTTCGACGCCGACACGTCGGTCTTCTTCGA